TCTACAAGAACGTAGAGGTGACTGAAACGTCCACAGGGGACTACAGCAACGCCAAATCTTATGGTGGTGGTGTATTTCGCGAAACAGTGGGTACCACTGGCGCAGCTAGTGCCCCCGCAATAGGTTCCGTAACCCAAGTGGGTGACGGTATCTACAAGAACGTAGAGGTGACTGAAACGTCCACAGGGGACTACAGCAACGCCAAATCTTATGGTGGTGGTGTACTTCGCGAAACAGTGGGCAGCACTGGCGCAGCTGCTTCCCCCGTACTAGGTTCCGTAACCCAAGTAGGTGACGGTATCTACAAGAACGTAGAGGTGACGGAAACGAAGACGAGCGACAACGCCACATCTATATCCTACAGTGGTGGCGTAAAGACTGAAACGAATACAAGCATGGGAGCACCTGACACTCCCGCACTAGGTTCCTCAACCCAAACGGGTGACGGTATCGCCAGAAACGTAGTGGTAACTAAGACCGATTCAGGTTTAGGAAGGACTGAAGAACGGGACGTCGGAGGTGTAAACACGGTCATCGTAACGGGTACTGGTTCCGGTTACGGCACGCAAGGCTCGACTGAAGAAGTGTATCCGGGCCTCCACAGGGCATCCACCAAAACCATTACGACGGGCACGCTGAGCGGTTCTAGCTGGACTCGATCAGGCCTCCACCAACGTCGGAATGATACGGTATCTGTGACAAGCTCTGTAGGTAGCGCGCCCGCCGTGGGAACCTATGTATCGTATGACCAGTTAGCCGTCGGGGTGTTCAAAAAGACGGAAACCTCATACGAAGACGATTTTGTTGCCGGCACATATACCGAGCTATCCCAAAGCGTCACATGGAGAACGGGTATCCAGTACACTACGTACCGATCACTGGGGACACCAAAAGTTGGAGCAGGAGGCTTTACAGTCTTTAGCGGGTCCACCGAAAACTCCACAGGTCAGAAGATATACGAGGAAACCTTTGCGGAGGCGACGGCCCTTACTTATCGGTTGTACGGCACGAGATCCATGGCCGTACCGGGTCTTTATGAGGTAAGCGAGGGTGGATTAAAAGTGATTCCGTCCGTGACCAGACCTGTTTATGTTTATACGGACGTATCTTACGGCACCGCGCCTGACGTAGGCTCTATCGGATACTCACCACCTACGGGAGCCTCCGTGAATTGGACTGTAAATTTGAGGGGTACTCAAAAGGATTACGTACGGTCGGTTTCGGGTAGCAATATGTATTACCGGAAGAAAGGGCTTGCAGACCTCAATGTTACAAACCCTGGACCCAATCAATTGTTTAACACATTCCAAGGGCACGCCATTGAGACTAGCACTTTTAGCAATACCGGCGTGGGCCCCGGAGCCACGTTAAACCAATGCATCGATTTCAACAGCACCCCTATTTTAAGCGGCTCAGCGGGCACGATCTATAGGCATGAATCCATATTCATAAACGAAGACTTCGTATACCCTTAAGCGTACCTATGGCTATAAACGTACCTGAACCGATCGTACCTCCCCTTAAAGACATCTCCTATTTCGGCGGTTCTTTAGTGGAGTTTGATGACTTCGCCCATAAGAGGGCGCCCATCATTTGGGTTGCCGACGACATAAACGATGGGGCGGGCAACACCTTACAAATAGAATGGAGCAAATTAAAATGGGCGGCCAAGGTGGCTGGAAATTTCCCCGCCAACCATCCCGATTTACCAAACGTGGCCTTTGGGAAAGGTTTAGTCGGTGATTTTTTCGACGAGGCTAAAGCTTTTTTCAATGCTGGAAATTTCCCAAACGCTAGAAATGATCACCTGCTTATGGGGGATATAATAGTAGGTAAGGATATAGAAGGAAACATCGTTCGATTAGTAATAACAGAACAACACGAATTAGCAGCCCAAGGTATGATTAGACCATGAGTTCATCGAGTTCATTGGACGACACCAATTCGGGTAAGATAAAGCTGGATACGGACGTCGACGGCATACTCGTTCGGGCTGTGGAAAAAGACTTCGTGGCCGTCGGTCCTGGAATTCCATGCGGGTTTACGACCAAAATAGTACCTGTATGTGAAAACGGAGCGGCTAATCTGTACACTATGCTTGTGCAAGAGGGCACTACCTCAGCTATCGACCCCGACTACTCGTGCAGCGTAGGAGGTGGTGGTGGTGGCAGTACCTACGACCCCTGCTGCGAACCCCTGTATCTGTCGTTGGGATTTACAAGCAATGCTCATGGCCTCTCCCTCGGATGGCCTTGCCTGTCCTGGGATGGAGCGAAGTACACAGGACTCAATACTGATGCGTCGACCTCCCTTGGCAACGGCCCGTATTCCCTAAATGCGCATTTCGACGAATGCGGCAGGGGGTGGACCGCCGTAATAGAACCCCTCAACACTAAAAGCATACTGGGCCAGCTATCCTCTGAGAACATAGCGGACACAGGCTCCGCCGTGGGCAGCTTCACATATACGGGCGGAGGCCCAGCACTGGCCAGTGACGGGGGTGCGTCGATCGGCGGAGTCTGGGATTCCGGAGTTTCTATAAATACTCGCAAGCTTGACGATTTGATGGGTTGCCGTGCCGATTTGCTGGATCCCAGTATTTTCCCTGCGAGCTCAACGGAATTGGTAAACCACGGCAACGCCTCGCAGGTCACCATACGATCGGCCGACTGCCCCGCGCCGACCGGCCCATGTCCACCCGGCGACCCCAACTACGACGCAAGCACTGGGATCACTGGGGACTGTTGTGACTGCGAGTCTGCTTTTACCCGGGACCCCATCAATCTTTGGCTTTACCCTGATAAGATGGGGGACCCGACTTACATTATAGACCTGGGGTACTTTGGCTGGAATCTGTCCACTGGGTATGCCACGTGTATCTGGTCGCCCGATACTGCGCACACGAATCCCGGCGTAGCGGGCGTGCGTATCGAAATGGCTACCGATGGTGACGGGCTAGGTCCATATTGGATATGCGTGGACGCTAGCACGCAACCGTGGACTTGCGGAACGACTTCGGGCACGACTTCGGGCACGACTGTAGGCCATATAAACGCCCTAAATAGGTCTTACTGTGGAAGCGGAGTCAGCTTCGGGAATTACGGGTCTGGGGGTGAAATCTACAGCAGCAAATTAATATGCGACCCCTCCAACGACGTCGAGGCCGCCGGTACGCAATTCCACTCGGTGGACAGCTATGGCGCGATGGTATACTCTGACTGGAACAACAGCGGCTCCCCATCTATGGGACCCGCCAAAATAGAAGTCCAATGAAAAGGGTTACCCAAGACCAAATACTAAAGAAGAGCCAAGGCTTGGGCGACACCGTGAAAAAGATAACCGAGAAAATAGGCATCAAACAGTGCGGGGCCTGCAAGAAACGACAAGCGTCCCTTAATAAGTTGTTCCCCTACAAAGATAAAGATATAAAGGAAACATGAAATACTACAGGATCCCGACTTTTACGGGTGTAGAAGCGCAACGCGATGACGCCGATCGCGGCACACTTCGGCTAGCCGAAGGTTGTGTTCCCGCAGGGCCGGGTGGGTTGCGGTCTCCACCCGTTTTCGTGCCCATGGGAGTAGTTTCCAACTATTCCAACAACGCTAACAACACTTTGTCTAAAGCCGTGGACCTGGCGGGCAACTCCGTGATGTTCGCTAGCCGGAATAATGAGGTTCACGACGTGCGAGTTTACCCTGTACCTAATACCAAAGTGACCGCGCTGGGGGCTACCACATTAGTGAACGCCTCCACCATGAGTGCCCGAGCCGCATACCTGTCCTCAGTAGGCGATACGACGCTGGCCTGGGGTGATGGGTCGGCGGAAGCCTTATTCGCCCCTCAGGGGGCTAGAGTAGTCGCTCCAGACAACCTCATGTATCATCAAGAATACGCCGTATTCCCCAACTGCCGGTTCTTTGTGGTTGGCCCCCAGAAAACGATATTTGCGGCGGGGAACCCTGCCGAACCCCTTACGGTTTACGTGTCGGAACCGGCGGACATGACGGTGAACCTTAGGGACTCCCTCTATTCGGATCAAGGTATGAGCGCCGTAAAATTACTCATGACGGACGCTGCGGAAATCACAGCCCTAAGCGTAAAAGGCAACCAAGTTCTCGTACATACTGACGCGGGAGTTCATGCCCTGTCCAGACCCGCACCCAATCAAGCCTCTACGGGTTATCGCGTGGAACAAGCACCCCTTACCGCCGCATCGGCGGCCGTCAACCATCAGGTGGTGGCCGGTGAAGCAGGCAGTTTCCCTTTCTGGTTCGGGTTCGACGGGCAAATTTACAAGGATGAAAGCGCCGTCCGCGGTGCCGAGGGCTTCTCGGCGAATGCCGACCCCCAACAGGCAAGCTGGAAGGCCAAAGGCCGATGGGATAAGGAACTTCCCGTGGACTTGAGCGACAGTTTTGCGGCGTACAACGCCGACTTGGGCGTGTACTGGGTGTTCGTCAACAGCACCGAATACACGGCGTGGGTTTTGGCGGGTTCCCCTACCAGTTGGTCACCCCCGTCCAAGTACAAGGGGTACATTTACTCGGAGATGACTAATAGCTTAGCAGGGCCGTTCGTCGGCGGTAACGTCACAGCCCTTACCTCAATTGCAAATTCGTCCGAAGTTCTGTGCGTTGATGAATCCAGGAACGTGAAGATTGCGAATTTAGATCACTTTAGAGACTACGACTTTATTGCCGCATCCGACCCGTGGCCTAGCATAACCCCGTCCACCCCCGGAACACTTCCAGCCGGGAACTACGTTGCGGGAACCGAAGACGGGAAATTCCTATATCGCGGTAGGTGTCTAGCAACGCCTTTCGGTGCCCCCACGGAAGGGACTGCGGTGTTGATTACCCCCATGTACTACGCGGATGCGACTATGTCCGTAACCGAGACCGCTTGGATGAACTTGGGGGACGAGCACTCTGAAAAGCAGGTTCATTCCATACACCTTAACTTCTCCAAGAACTCCGTAGGCAGGTTGTGGGTGTTCGTCGAGTCCGACGAAGGTCTGGTAAACGGTCAGTACAAAGGTACTATCATCGACAAGGTCAAGGTGTTCACCAACCTCAGGGGTAGACGCTTCCGTATACGCATGTTCGTGGTGACCCATGACGACCACCCATGGAACCTGCGGGAAATGGTCATAGGGTATCTACCCGGCACGGCCGTATGATCTTTCGTCATGTCCCCAAGACGGGTGGGCGGACACTCACGGCTGAGCTGTCTCGGGGTGACGTAAAATTGCTGGAGGCGGGTGCAAAAAACCAGCTGTTACCACACCCCTACTCTGAATATCCGCTACAACACCAGTATTACAGCACCATTCACAAGTTCCGAGACCTATGCGGAGTCAAGTTCGACGACACGTTGCGCGTAGTGACTATCGTCAGAAACCCTTACCACCGCTCTTTGAGTAGCTTCCTGTTCAACGTGCGGATCGACGGTTTAACTCAAGATGAGATTTACACCAAGCTGGAGAAGCACCTTGACTGGGAGGGTAACTTGCAAGGGAACCACAACGTTCCTCAGCATAAGTTCCTCATCGACGATGGCGGTGCCTTGGTGGAAGGGATTACCGTATTTAGAACCGAAAGCCTCAATGAGGATGCTTCGAAGGCGGGGTTTAACCTAAGGCGAACTATCGGAGTGGGTGATATGCACGACGGTTCCAAGCGATCTCGTGACTACCTCAAGTATTTGAACGCTCGAACGATAGAATTGATCGATAGAGTGTGCGCAAAAGATTTTGAGTTGCTTGGCTATGACAAAATAGCCGTATGACGGGGAACATCCAAGTGCGATGGCGGACGGAATTTTGCCAAGGCCCCGAGCTGAACGATTGGATCGTCAAGCTTACGGAGCTGGCTAGAAGCAGGTGCCCCGTTTACCGCCCGAGCAAGGACACAATCAATTTTTGCAAATACTTCTACGGCAAGTGGCGCCCAACTGGGGTGCGCTGGTATACCCTATTTGCACCTTACAAGGACAGGCATAAGCACGAGAGTCAGGACGTGGAGTACTCACACCCTATGGCTTAGCGGACTTGAAAATGTCCCAGTAGTCTTTATATGTCTCAAACTTCCCCTTCGAATTCTCGTCCAGCGCGTACAGCCATATGGTCTTACACTCCATGAGTTCCAAGCAGGGTATCAGATAGAACAAGTCATGGTCTTGTATGTAACACGCCAACACATCGACCTTGGAGCAATCGAGAGGGTGCTTGTGGCCACTCCCCCACACGGGCTGTATTTTGTACCTGCTTCTGCGGGTTTTTCCCTCTCGGGCAACCCCCTGCGTGCTTTTCACTTGAACCTTGAATAGAGATCCCGCCCCGTTCATCACGACCGCGTCCTGAGGTAGGTAATCCCCGCACGGGAAGAACACGTCTAAACCTATCGATAGCGCCCGACCCGCAAACAGGGCCTCAGCCGACGCACCCAAATGCTTGGTGCTATTTAACACCCTTGACTCCCCACATGCGGTGTTTCGGCTTAGTCAGCCAATCCACGCCCTTACTGAACAGGTGATTCAACCCCCACCCCAGCTTCTTGGGGTTCAAGTCCTTGAGTAGCACACGGTTGTGTTCGCTGGCGTTCAAGACCACTAGAAGTTCACTGCACGTACCCTCCCAAGCATCCCCGCTTAAGCTGCGTCGGTACATGTTCAAAAGTTCCGCTATGTGGGAGTATCTGGAGTCAGCCATAGCCAAGGATTCTAAACTCTTGTTGACGTAGGCTTTCACCCCGAACCGTATCTCCTGCATACTCTCAGGTATCTTGTAGTCGAGCAACCATTTGGCGAAATACGGCAGCTCCTTACCCACGATTCCCTTGGTTTCCTTGGTGAATACGTAGTCGGATTCGCACTTGAAAATCATCAGCTTGTCCTTGATCGACATGTCGAGGTCGGGAAGCAGTCTCATACTTACGGGATCGTCGTTTAGAGTGATCGAAATGCGGCCGCGCCAAAAGGCTCTCCCGCTTTTCTTGTATTTACCCGTTATTAGAAACGTGTCGTTGGCCACGTGCTCCTTGAGCTTAGCCGTAAACGCCGTGTGCATGGACGCGCTCTCAGTGGGGGCCTCGTCGTCAACCAGCCACATCCCGTACTCGAACAGATAGTCCGTCCAATCGTTTTTACCGCACAGGTACTCACTGGCCTTAATGCCTCCCCCGAACAGCTTACCCAACACCGCAGTGTTGTAAAGGGTCTTACCGCAGTTGGGTGGGCCACATAGAAAATGGGCATGTCCTCTTTGGGGCTTACCCGCCAAAGCGTGCTGGTAGGCGTACGCTAACCACGCGAGCTCATGTTTTAATTGACTTTTGCCCAGCATAGCAGCCATCCATTCGGCGATTGTGGGGAAGTTCTCACCCCACTTGCACGGTGAATCTGCGGGAGTGAGGGGACGTACGCGAGCCGTGTTGAAATATCTGAGGCCCTCATGCACCACAATCTTCGACTTGGTGAAGGCGAAAGGTATCCCCGCCTCTATGCGTTTGGATGTGTTGATCATATGCATGGCTCGGCGTGACTCGCTGACGTTCTCGTGACGCCCCGCCCTAGCCGCTAGGTCATGCCTGCACTGGAGGTCTAGCAACACATCGTCCTTGGTGTCGTTGAAGTACCCGCCCGAGCCGTCCTCAATGAAATAGTTCTTACCGTCGAACCAGTAACCCTCGATGGCATCGCCCAAACGACCAACCTCGTACTGCCGCACGAATCCTGGGCTCAGGACTTCCGCCCAAGTGTAGAACCCCTTGGCCATGTTGAATACCTGCATGCCCGTATCGCGAACGATGGCCGCATTCGCGGTCTTGTGCATGCCGCCCGGATCCCAGTAGGTCGGCCCACGGCTACCTTCTACGAAATCACCGGGCCATTCGTGGTTAGGCCAAGACTTGGCGACCTCCTCGAAGACGACGTCCAGAGGTATGACGGGGCCTAACCCCGTGAAGTCCGCTGATTTACTCGTCTCATACTGCCAGTAGTACAGGAGATCCACGGGTATTCTGGACTTGGGGTCTATGGCGCGCCAATCCCTGCCGTGCAACAGGTAGTGTTGCTTCTCGAAGTTACCCATGTCGAACCCTCGGGCCACGGCATCGCGCCCGTCCAGCTTAAGTTCCTTGGCCAACCTCTTCAGAAACCTGAGGTTGCTTTGAGGCCCGTGGCAATATACGGGGGACTCGAAAAACCAGACGGCGTGTATGCCCCCGTTGAAAGACCTGCTTATATAGTTGGCGCGATGCTCGTGATCTATGAGTATTCGCACGACGTCCTCAAACTGCTCGTCCGTAAAGGTTGCGTCCCAATCCACGCAGACACCGTGCAGATACCTCATGGGGTTCTGGGAAGTCACCCTCTGGTTGGGGTCGACCCCCTCGGCAGTGCTGTACGCTAGGTATTTAGTGGTCGGCCTCGCGGCCCACTGCTTGTACTCGCTCCCGCTCTTGAAGGAGGGGACGTCGAAGTCCAAGTCCCACGGCTTTTTCCGTGTTACCTGTGATGCGCTAAGGTTGGGTAAGGTGAATAAGTCCATTATCAGAAGCCTCCATGTATTGATTGAGTGATGCCGCCAAATCCGTAGTGTAGCAGCTTATGTTGTTTATCGTGGCGTCTATCTCGCGGGGATCCAGACCCCTCTCGGATTCGTGGACGTCTGCGGGAGATTCGAAGGCTCGAGTTACTAGGATAATCTTCCCACCCACCCCGTGTATGTAGTCGGCCTCGTTCTGAAACCTCACGTCGTCGATCACGCAATCCGGTTCGTCGATTTTCTGCTCGATTTGTAAAGCTCCCAACCGTCGATCCATTGATTTTACCCATACGTCTGCGCCTAGTATATCCCTTGCCCAAGCTGAGCCAAGTGTTTGCATCATAAATCTCGCGCTTTTACCGAAATCCGGTATCACTTCCTCCTTTTTGCCGGGGTCGAACAAGTATTCCGTGGGTACGCCCATAGAGGAAAGCATCTTCTTTATAGGGTCTCCAAACCCCATAACCGTATACCCGTAGCCTTTGTTAAGTAGGGAAGCTACGGTGCTTTTGCCTGAACCTTTTTTGCCTGTCAGTCCTATTATCATTATTTGGTGTACTCCTTGGTTGTATACCCTTCAGCTTCGACTGGAACACTCTCGGCCCAGTCGGGGGCTTTGGACATGAATTTAATTATGTCTTTCAGAGAGGCTTCGGCGTGTTCCT